ATCGGCACGCAATGGGAGGCGCAGCTCGCGAAGGCCGGCCCCGAAGTCAGGGCGACGATCAACAATCCGTCATTGCAGATTACTCACGCGATGGGCGCGGCGTTGTTGGGCAGCGGTAGTGCCGTTCCGGTCGCGCGCTATCTCGGCGAAAACCCAACCGAAGCGGCCCGGATCGCGAAACTCGCCCCAAGTCTGCAATCGGTCGAAATCGGCAAGCTCGCGGCAACCATTGGCCGCTTCGCCGGGGCGAAGCGGGACGAGGATGCCGAGGACAACGACACCTACCTGCGACGCCGTAGCGCGGAGATCGCCGAAGCGCGCCGCCCGCATGGCTCGACGAGATCAACGAAAGCCGAGACGCCGCGGCAGGCAACTCCCGCTCGGCCGAGACGCGAGGAATCGATGGAAAGCTACTTGGTGCGCCGCCAAGCGGAACTCGGGTCAAAGCGGATTTGGTGACGGGAGAAATCGATGAGCGAAACTGGTTTTCACGAATACCCGGTGATGCTCCAGCATCCCGATCGGCCGGCCGTGGTGGCAGCCACCGAAGCCGACGAGAAGCGGTTTCGGGAGCAGGGTTATGAGCGGCGTGGCCGAAGCGATCCTGACGGTTATGCCCAATCGCGGAACGGTGCGCCTGGCGGTTACCAACCGCAGCAATTTCCGATGTGGCTGACGCTCGGAAACGGTGAGCGGATGATCGTGAACGATGAGCGGGAATTGAAGCTGGCAAAGGCCGGCAAAATTCAGGCACCGCCGGAATATCCGATGACAATCTCGATTTCCGGCGGCTTGCAACAGGTCACCGTGCATAGCCGCGAGGAGCACGAAAGGTTGGTCGGCCCACTCGATACCCCGGCGCCGCCGCCCGCGGCCGCATGACGACGCCAGCGCATTTCCCGGTGTGGTTATCGAAGCCGGGCGCGCCCGACATGCTGGTGCTCGATGCTGGCGCGTTCAACAACGCGCTGGCGAGCGGGTACACCTACGGCTCGTCGAGCACGGCAGCGCCGACCACGACCACACCTAGCACGACAAAACCTAGCTCGACCGGGGTGACGGTGATGGAAGTGGAAGTGTCGCATAGCCCGGCGCAGGTGACCCTGACCTTCGACCAGATTTCGCACGGGGCGCGGCGCTGAGATGCCCTACGGCAGCGATCCAACGACTCCTCCGGCGACGCCGCGGTGGAATGATTACCCGCTGGTCAAGGACGATGATCTGCCGCCGCTTGTTCCGCTGACTCAGGCCGACGCCGCCGCTCGGTCGATGGGTTGGGAGGTCGTCTCGCAAATGCCCGTGAGCCGGTGGCAAAACGCGCCATTGGCTGACAAGACGCCCGTTGTCTCGGTTCCGAAGGGCGAGGCGAAAAACCTTTCCGACGCGAAGCCGGGCGGGATCTACGTCACCGTTCCCGCCGGGACGCATCAAGGAACAGCGCCGGCCTCCGGAACAGAATTACCGCCCGAGGCGGATCTTCTCTACAACAAGGTCCGGCGTGCCGAAGGCACTGCTGACAATCCATGGAAAGTCTACGGCGGTGATCCCTTTGCGCCCGGCAGAGAGCATCCCGGGGAGGCCGCGCGCAGGGTTGATCCGAAGACTGGCAAGGTGACGCATGCCGCTGGTCCGGGGCAGTGGGAACCGGACACATGGAACGGCCTCAAGCCGGATTTTCAGGCAAGGTTTGGCCGCAATCCGGATTTTTCGAGCGACGACGATCAACGCGCAATGACCTGGCTCAACGCCAGTAAGGTCTATCCCGGCGGCAGAGGCCCGGCTCCGCGAGGATCTAAAATCCGGCAAACTGAACACAGAATCGCTCGCGTACCAGTGGACGGGATTCGGCGCGAAAGATTACGGCGGGCCTTGGAACGTCATTGGCGCGGGCAAGTGGCAGGTATCGACCGACGCGCTCCGGCATGGGACCTCGATACCGGATGCTGCCGTGCAATGGCTCGACCCGCTCGACTACCTCGCCATGTTGCCACCGCTGGAGGGCGACGCGGCCAACCGGGCAAAGCGGACCTCGTTGCAGCGCAGCGTCAATGCGGGTGAAGAGATTCAGGATTTGCCGTCGCTCGACGTGAAGCGCGAGGGGAACAAGTTCAAGGTCATCGACTACGACGGCCGCAATCGGGCCGAATTGGCTCTGAAAGAGGGCGTTGGGCTCATTCCAGTTGTTATCCGGGGCGTCGGGAAGGGCGACAAGCCATCGGAGATCGAGGGGCTGAGCGGCAAGACGTTCCCCTACGATTTTAAGCCGGTGATCTACACGCCGCCACCGCCGCCCCCCCGGAAGTGGTGGGAGAAGGTTGGCAGCGGCATCGGCACTGGGATCGTCGATCCGGCAATCGGTGCGGCCCAGATAGGCGCCCGCATCGAGCAAATGCCGGGAGCGGGCATACCGGAGCAGCCGCTTGCGCCTCAGCCTCCTGATCGCACGGCCGAGGTTGATAGGACTATTCAGGATCGCGAGGCCGCATACCAGGCGCAGCGACGCTCAGAAGGCGATACCGGCGTAGATTGGGGCCGCCTTCTCGGCAATGTGATCGGCACGGCTCCGCTGGCTGTTTTGCCCGGCGCTGGTGCAATTGGTGCTGGCGGTAATGCTCTGGCGCGTATCGGTGGTGCGGCTCTTGGTGGTGCCTTAGCGGGTGGTGCGGGCGCGGCGGTATCCCCCGTCACGACACCGGGCAATTTTGCCGCCCAGAAGACGGGGCAGATCGGCGAGGGGATGGTACTCGGCGGCGCCCTCGGTGGCGGTGGTTCGGCATTGGCGACTGTTGGCGGCGCCGGGGTCAACGCTCTGCGCAGCGTCGTCTCTCCGACCACAGTGACGCAGGCCGCGGCCCGCCTGTTTGGAGAGAACGCGGACAGGCTGACCCCCGAGTTCCTGGCCGGCATCCGTAGCCGTACCGGCGCCACGCTGGAGCGCATCGAGAAGGGTCACGACATCGACATTGGGCGCGACACGCGATTGCTGGCCGATCTCGATGCCGTCAAGGGCGAGGCGCGCGATCTTCTCGGTGACGAGCATTACGGCGGCGCGGCCGCTCCGATCGTGCGGGCGATCGACGGCATTCTCTCCCGCGCGTCGGAAGAAGGTGTGATTTCCGGCAAATCCGCCGCCACGCTGTGGCATTGGGGCAGCCCGTTGGATCGGCTGACCGATAGCGCCAACCGCGATGTCGCGGGGTTAGCGCAGCGGGCGCAGACCGCAATTCGCGGGGCATTGAACCGCCAGTTGCCGCCCGACGAGGCCGCTCTCTACAGCGCCGCGCGGCATCAATGGCGGGATCTTCGGATAGTCGAGAAAACTTTGAAGCCGGGTGAAACGCAGCTCAACCCGCAGCGGTTTGTCGCCCGGATATACAAGAAGTTTCCGGGTCAGGCATCGCAGCCTGGCGGTCCTGCCATTCTCCAGCTTGGGCGCGCGATCGGCGAGACATGGCCGGGCTCGTTCAATGACAGTCTCGGCGCAGCGGTGGTGAACCACTTGTCGCGCAGGATTGTCGGCCACGCGCTCGGCGCGGGCGTCGGGTTTGCTGCTGGTGGCCCGGTTGGTGGTGTCGCCGGAACCGTGGCAGGTCACCTCGCGCTCAACGCGCTCGCCCGGCTTCGCATGGCCTCACCAAACGCATTGCGGGCATTGCGGCCGCCTCCGGCAGTACCGCCGAATACCAACGCTCTGCTCGCGCTCGCCCGCGCGGCTCAACAAGCGCCAGCCGTGGCGGCGCCAGCGCTCAGTTATGAGATTGCCCGGTGAGAGGGCGGCACTACCACGAATACAAGTTCTGGGCGCCTTTGATGGGCGTTGAGGCGGCGCGGCTGTCGATGGTCGGCGGGGACAAAGCTGTTGAGATCCACGGCGAGGGTGCGAGGACGGCCGAGTGGTACGCAAGAGACGCCCGGACCGCGGCGCTTGATGCCATCGAGGAGGCCATCGCTGATGGCGAGCCGCCGGGCGAAGTTATGGTGCCGGAAGGCGTGGAATGAGCACGAAAAACCCGTGCATCTACAAGCCCGAGACCGGCGAGAAGCTGGCGAAGCTGGTTGCCGATGGCGTGCCGCTCGCCGAGGCCTGCAAACAAGTTGGTGTTGCCCGGGCCGCACCATACGAATGGCTGACGACATCGGAAGAATGGGCGCTGCTTTATGCCCGCGCCCGCGAGATGCTGGCGCACAAATACGCAGCCGAGGTCGTGACGATCGCGGACGACCAGGAACTCCCGCCCGACTCCCGCCGGGTCATGTGCGACAGCCGGAAATGGGCGGCGGCCAAGCTCTTGCCGAAAGTCTACAACGATCGGCTGGTAGTTGCTGGCGACGATGGCAGCCCGATCCGCGTCAATGTGGTCAATTATGCCAACGCGGTCACTATCGAGCACGAGCCGCTAATTCCAGCCCCGCAGAAGCAGCTCGGCCCGCAGGCGCCGAATGGTAGAGCGGCTGATGCCTAACATCACTATCCCGCACCATTTCACGCCTCGACCGTACCAGCTGCCGATCCTCAGCGCCTTGGATGCCGGGGTGACGCGCGCCGTGGCGGTGTGGCACCGAAGATCTGGCAAGGAAAAGACGTTCGTGAACTTCACGGCCAAGCGCGCCTGCCAGCGGATCGGAACCTATTTTTACCTGTTCCCGAATTACACGCAGGCCAAAAAGGCGGTGTGGGATGGCCGCGACCGAGAGGGCTTTCCCTTCCTTGGTCACTTCCCGGCGGCGATCCTGGCCGGGAAGAACGAGAGCGAGATGAAGCTCACGCTGACGAACGGCTCGATCATCCAGTTCGTCGGCAGCGACAACATCGACTCGCTGATGTCAACAAACCCGATCGGCGTCGTCTTTGCCGAATATGCTCTCCAGGATCCCCGGGCGTGGGATTACATCAGACCGATCCTGCGGGAGAACGGTGGCTGGGCGGTTTTCGATTACACCCCGAGGGGCAAAAATCACGGATACGAGCTGTTCAACCTCGCGAGCAAGTTGGTCGAGGACGGCGATCCTTCGTGGTTCGTCGAGCGGCTGACGATCGAGGATACCGGCGTTCTGTCGGCGGCGGACATTGAGGCCGAGCGCCGCGAGGGGATGGACGAGGAGCTGGTTCAGCAGGAGTATTTTTGCAGCTTCGAGGGTGCGCAGCAGGGCTCCTATTACGGCCGGGCCATGAACCAGGCCGAGGTCGAAGGCCGCATCTGCCGGGTGCCGTATCAGGCGGAAATAGCGGTCGAGACGTGGTGGGATCTGGGTATCGACGATGCGACCGCCATCTGGTTTACGCAGACTGTGGGCCGGGAAATCCATGTCATCGACTACTACGAACAAAGCGGCGAGGGCCTGCCGCATTACGCCAAGGTGCTGCAAGAGCGCGCTTATGTGTACGGCCAGCACCACGCACCCCACGACATCAAGGTCCGCGAACTAGGATCCGGCAAATCGCGGCTGGAAACCGCGGCCGGCCTCGGCATTAAATTCGAGATTGTGCCGAGCATCGGGCTCGCGGACGGCATCGAGGCGGCACGGGCGTTCATCCCGCGATGCTGGTTCGACCGGGAGAAGACCGAGCGAGGCCGGCTGTCTCTCGTCAGTTATCACAAAACCTACGACGAAAAACGGCGCTGCTTCTCGATGCAGCCCTATCACGACTGGTCGGAGCACGGGGCTTCCGCTTACCGCTATCTGGCGGTGGGCCACAAGCTCCAGCGCCCGCGATATCAGCCGCTGCCCGAGCGCCCGCGGTCTATCGAGGCATCGGGCGACGCGAGCCGGGCGTGGATGGCGATTTAGTATGAGGAAGGTGAGGGGTCGCGCACGATGACAGATGATCCTACGCCCGAGGTAATCCAGCTTCAGCCTCGTCCGCCTTACGAATTAACGTTTGAGCAGTTTGCCGAGCTTCAGTGGGAGTCATTCGAATCACCACGTCAATCAGTAACCCGGTATGCTCCGGGTCCAAATCCAGATGCAGTCCAACATCCCGATCTGGATTGAGCACTGAAAAACCGAGGTTGTTCGGCGTGATGACGAGATACCGCTTTTCTTCTGGCATTGCGTTTCGCTCCTAGCGTTGGTTGGCACCCGTTAGGATAGCGAGAAGGCGGGGCGGCTGTAATGGTCGCCTCGTCGCGTTTAGGGACTCAGCCGCGCCCTACGGTGGCCGTCTGATGGCCTGTTCGCCTTCCGGCGTGCTCGCGGGAGGGCTGGGAGGAATGCACGTTAGGCGGGCGCGGGAGCGTTTTGCCCCAGCGGCTACTTCGGGTCTATCCAGTTATCTCATCAACTTCGGCGACCTGCTGCTCAAGAATCCGCCGATGCTCGATTGCCCAGGTTGCTAGCGCGGCCATTTTTGGGATTGGGGTTGTCCCTGTTTCCCATCCCGCCACAACTCGGCGGCTGACGCCAAGCGGCTTTGCAGCCCTTTCTTGGGTAAGGGCCAGTCGGGCTCGCCACGCTTTGAAAGCCTGTGTGTCCATTGAAGCCGCCTTCGATTGAGCCGCCGTTGATCTGATTGTTGGCTCGGCGCTGGTTTACCGGCGGCAATACCAGCCCTTCGTAGGATCTTAGGGAACGCAAATTGAAACGGGCCGCCTGCCGAGCGGCTGTCGCCCTCGGGTTGCCGCAAGCTTGGTCCTATTTCCGCCCAAATGCCCGGTTTCAGGCTTGCGCCCGCCGCGCGGGAGCGTGGCTCTACCCGTGGCCGGGCAGCCAATACACGATCAGCACGATCAGCAGGATGCCGCCGATCCCGATCCCGCCGCCGTAGCCATAGCGTCGATACCCGAAACCGCCGCCGAACAAGAGCAGTATGATTAGGACGATGAGAATCAGGTCCATTCGATCGCTCTCCCGAGCGGCTCGCCAACAGCATCATCGAACGGCCGCGTTTCGGCGGCGGCTAGGTAAGCACCCGCTCAAATAGAGTTGCTTCTTCCTCGCGCCGAAACCGGATGTCGAAACCGATCCCGGGCACATCCGTCTTGGCAATCTTGAAGTCAACGAGTTCGACCCGATGATGGTCGAGCCATACCCGCATCTCGTTCATGGCGTCGGCGAGAATTGTTTCGGGTTTTTCAACATGCACGATGAAGGTCGGATTGAGCGCCATTGTCGCGCTCCTTCCTTTGCCTTGAGGCGGGAGCGCTGGCTCTCAGTTGGTGCCGCGCCTCTGGCGGGGCGCACCAATGAACGTACGGTACTGGACACTATGCCGGCTGGGGTAGCGTCGGAATCTACTCAGATCAGGATGACGCGCACCGCGATGCGCACTGCTTCATCACGCGCGGCACAAAAGGAGAGGGGTCTCGGCCCGGCCGGCAATTCGCTAACACGATCCCGCAACAAACGGTTGCGCCCGGCGTCCGCGCGGTTCGACTCGCAGGGCAACTAGCGCAAGTCGCCAGACAAATCATATTTGGCCTGCAGCCGCCCGGCGATTATACGGAGTTCAGCGTGGCATTCGCTGGAGATCCGTGCGCCCCCACTCCGGATTATCATGTAATGCCAATTGCTATGCAGAGATCGACAAATCGTATAGGTCGGCGCATTTCCCGCTGTTGCGGGCCTCGCTGATCATCATCTGCGCAAGCTCCGCGCGCGTCTTCTTTTCTTTGGTCATCGCTTTCCAACTCCGACGCTAGCGGCGCTCCCCTCGGAAAATTTGCGACAAGCCAGCCGATACCGATAATTCGCCGGGCTTTTGGGCGCCATCTCGCATCAAATCGTATTTGGAACATCGGAATCCCATAGGGGACTAGGGACGCCGCGCTGCGTGTAGGCGATTACCAGCAGCGCCAGCGTTTTGGAGACGCGCGCATCGCCGGCGACGATTCGCTGAAGCTGGCGCACTGTAAGCCCCAACGCCTGCGCGGTGCGCCCGCTGGCTCGGCGCAACTTCAGGTGAGCGAGACATTGGCAAAATTGTTCGTTGGTCATTTTCTCTCAATCCGTATACGTCATGCCGACGTGTCCAATACGACGGATAGACATAATGTGGAGGGCATGGCGGCTATATGTTGATATGTCAAGGGGCCGTATGTGATATGCCGCGGCGCCGCATCTCTAAATACCTTAGAGATAGGCCGTTGCCACGGTAGCGCTTGCGCCCGGCGCGCGGGAGGCGCAGCCGACTACCAGGCGTGAATACCGTGACGAAATGCCAATGTGAGGGCGCCACTGAGCACGATCAGCGCGCCTATGGTCGGCACCATCCACGGCTTCGATCGCCTC